TTTCTCCTATCTCTCTATTTATTAGAACCGGCCAACAATTTCTTCAAACGAAACACCTGTGCGAACTGCCACAAAGTTAAGCTGAATAAAGTTGACTGAACGAGCTGGTTTGATGTAGATATCGCCTACAAAACGATTGCCATCTATTACTTCTGGAGTATTGTTAGAATTATCACACACTACTTTGAAGTCAGTAATACCACGGCGACCTTGAACATCACGCAGGTACGGTTCTACCAAGTTTACAAATTGTGCTCTTGTGAATTGGTCATTAAACTCAAACATTGTTGAACGAGCTGCACGAGCAATAGACTTCTCTAACACAATAAACAACCGGCGAACATTGATGCGGTCAAATACTGATGGACGATTTAACATAGTTTTGTCGCCAAACAGGATTGTGCCTTCACCTTGGAATGTTACAACAGGATTAATACCTTGAACATATAGGTTATCACGCTCTGCTTTAGTTGGATTGTATGCTAACTTAATAACATTTTTAATGATACCACGATTTAAGCCACCTGGTGAATACCATGGATCACGCTCTAAATCGGTACGAGCACAAACGCCAGCAATATCACCATTTAATGGAACAAAACGGTATACATCACTATATTTGTCGTATTGATATTTGTAACCGGAATCTAATACTGCATACGAAGAACTTGTTAAACCTGCACGGAAAGCAAGAATACTTGTAGCTTCAGCACCTGCATTATTAACAACAGACGCTTTAGTTGGTGATAAGAACACCAATACATCTTTGCGTGATTCAGCCTTAGAGATTAAGTCAGCAGCAACTGTTGCGTTTCCTGGTCCTGAAAGGAGTAAAGAAACATCAACAACATCAGGATTAGCAAACTGACCATACGCAGTAATAATTTCAGAGTTGCCAATCGTACCATCTGTACCAGCACTTAACGAAGCACTAAATGGTGAATTGATAGCATTGAAAGTTATACCTGATGCGGCAGTTCCCCAATTTGTGGCGCCAGGCTGTTGACCTAACCACCAAACATATTGTGACATTGTATTAATAGCTGTTTTGTAGTAGTTTGACGAACCATCATTATTGATTGCATCAAAAGCTTTGGAAACAAATGCGTATTTTTCAACAACTGTATTTGCACTTCCAGTAAATTTGCCATCTTCATCAACAACAACAATGTGCATTTCATCAGTTGAACCATTTCTATCTGATACATATGTTGATGTGCCTGGAGCAACACCAAACTGGTCAGCATATTCCCATTTACGCAACACAGCAGTACCAACAACTACGGTACCTGGTGCAGTTGCAGTAACAATTGCAGAGGCGTTAACAGAAGCAACACGAATATATGTTGTACCGCCGTCAACAGAGATTAAATCTCCTGTAACAACATTAGCAGCAGCATTAGCTACGCCATTAACATTGATTACTAAACTGCCAGATGTAACAGCATTAGCTCTTAATGAGTCGGTGACTGTTAAGTTAGATGAAAATGCTTGTCCAGATGAGCACATAGAAATGCGTAATGAATTACCTAAAACACCAGGACAACGGGCCGCAAAAGGACCAAAAGATGTGTTTGATGCGGTTTCATGGTTAGATGAATAATCAGTTTGATTTTCAATTAAAACGCCAGTAGCGTTAGCTGTAGCATTTAATGTTGATGTTGTGTTTGCGGCACGAACAACTTTTAGATTATTGGAATACGATAGAAAGTTTGCAGCTGAGAACCAGTATTCATAATTTGTGCTGTCGGGCTTACCAAAACGACTGGCGAGGCGAACCTCATCAGACACGGTAACCACTTCATTTACTGGACCCCAATTGAAATTTCCTGCAATACCACCAATTGAGGTGGCAACGGAAGGAACAATTGTAGTCAGGTCGATTTCTGATACATTTACTCCTGGTGATAGCTGGAATGCCATGGATTTCTCCTTAGTTTACGGGTCAATTTTTCTTTATACACTATTTAGTTTTTTATAGAGTTGAGGGTAAATAGCCTGGTGGTATGATTGGATTCTCTTTTTCTTCTCTCCAAACATCGCCATCTTCAACAATATATTCTTCTTCAGTTCCATTAAACATGAAACCAAAAGGAACTACATCTTCCTCAATTTGTTTTATTCTTTCTTGATACATTGCTTCACGAATATTAATATCACACATTTCTCTAAAATATGGATTAGTTGTTAGCCAGCTAAACAATACTAGAGGCATCACTAAGTCATCATGGTAACCATCATCAGCGGCATAACTATCTCTGACTTGAATAAATGTTGATATTTCTGAGATGGTGTCAGCATCCGTAATTAACAGTTTCTTTTCTTCCATTAAAGCTTTGAATGTAAAGCATCCAATTCTTTTAACTCTCTTATCAGTATTTACACCTAACTGAGTTTTGCCGGCACCAAAGCCACCTGAAACGACTTGGCCTCTCTTAGTATCTCGGTTGACATACACCATATTATCATACTCTAATTCGTTATGCATAATATGTGCCACTTGTTCGCTGGAATTAACTTCAACCATGACATAGGCATTATTATAGTCCCTAGCTACCTTATGTATAATACTTGGGTAGAGCATCGGCGCAATCGTGTTATCTCTGAATTTACCCACCAATTTATAGGGTATTTCGGTAATATCAACAATGACGAAAGCAGAATAGTCACCGCCAACTCCTTTAGCCGTATCGGCAACTATCACATAACTGTGAGGTTTGTTTACTAGCTTTTCGTCATCGTCCCTTATACTTTTAATTGGATACTCATACAAGTCTAATCCGTCTTTGGAGTAGACTGTCGGACAGGTGGACATATACTCAATTGTATCTGAGTTAATCAAGGTAAGGGAAGAACCTAGAAACTTACATAAGATTTCTTGGTTATACTTCAAGTCACCTAGCTGGCGTTTTTGTTCTAATGCCCATGCTTCATCTCTGCCGGGAATCCGACTATACGGAATAAACAAAGGAACAAAATCATTATTCTTATTTACAGCATCATTCCAAAACTTCCAAAAATGATTGTATCCCAATGGAGTTGAAGTAATTAAAATCTTTGTGGTTTGACCAGCAGAAATAACTGGATAAACCGCAGTAAAGAACTGTTCAGCGATTGTATTTGGAATGATGGCGGCTTCGTCAATATACAATAAATTTACAGACTTACCACGAATACCTGCTGCCGTTGTTGCGGCTGTAAAAACAATAGAACCATTTTCTAGTTCCACATCGCCTTTATTCCATGTTTTAATGCCTTGTTGCATCCACGGTGGAAGATACTCAAACATTAGTTGATATCGGGACATAATTTCCCGTGCCGTAGAAGCTTTGTTTGCTAAAATTGCAACAGTCTTACTATCTTGAAATATAGTATACCAAAGAATATAAGCAGCAGATACGGAGGTTTTACCTTGCTGGCGTCCTTCCATAATAATAACTTTACGGTTATTATGAATCGTTTCTACTTTTTCTTTCTGACAATCATATAATTTGAACGGCTGAATACCGTGGTCTAGTGTTACAATATAACAATAGTTGTCAATAAAATAAGTTGGATCCTCAACACACTTTGCAATCTCTAATACTTGTTCTTCAGTATAAGAAAAATCTATACCTATTTTCTTTAGAGTTGCATTTCCATTATAACCATTATTAGTCATTATATATTATTTTATAATACTACGAAGCATCCAAGCCTTTTTTTGGTGAGCGCCTAATAGGTCTTGCAAAAAGTTAGATATTGCTGGCTCATCTGCTTGATTAGCTGCAACAATACCAGCACGAAGATGAATAATGAATCGGTCATTATCTGCTTTTAATTCGGACATCATGGCAAGTGCTGAAGGTACAACATCAACAGCTTCAGTAATGTCAGCTAATTCAAGGAATCTTTCCATTGAGCCTGGTGTATATGAATCTAAGTAACGAATATGTTCTGCAATAAGATCCGTTTGAGCAAATACTTCATTATAAAAACCATTTAAGAAATCATGGTATTGTGGAAAGTTTGAACCTTCAATATTCCAATGATAGTTGTGGCTCTTTAGATATAACGCAAAGTTAGTACCTAAAATCACTTTAAGTTGTTGAATTAATTGTTCCATAGTAATCTATTTATTCTCTCTAATTTGTTTCAATAATTCTGCGGTTGACCCAACAAACACTGCTCTCTCAACATTAATAGAGTTGGTAATTTCTTGTGGTCTTAAACTTTGTTTTTGTTTTTGAATTTCTAATAAGTCTTTATTCAAATCAGACAAAGTTTTAATAAAGTTAGCAGCAACTTCATATGCTCGTGGATGCTCTGATTCTTGTGCAACCAGCAATAGATTGTCAATCGCTACACCACCTTTGTCTAATAAACCTTTAATGTTTTTACGAGCTAATGCTGCATCTGATTCTACCTCATCAGCCACCAATTCTGTGTTTGACTTGTTTACGATTGCTGGCAATACTTCAACTTGCTGAATGGGCTCAATATCAAAGATTTCAGATAAGTTATCGTTTATTTTGCTCATACTAATGTGTTTGGCCACTCTGTAAAGGTTTCTTCAAATCCATAAGCAGATGAATTAGAGTTAGCAGTTGCTGGCAAAGGTGTTGTTATAATACTAAAGGCCTTAACTGGTTTATTATCAACCGTGGAGATTATATATGCAGCATTAGAATATACACCAACAACCTTATCATTGGCCGATAGAGCCTTATTTAAGTCACCAACAACCAATATGCCACTTGATGTGTTACTAAAGTATATAACCTTACCTTTAATTCCTTTTACATCAACTATAATATCTTCACCTGTTGTATATACTCCATAACCAGTTGCAAAATTAACATTAACTCTTTGAGCATCTAAATTTCGTGTGTCAGTATAAACATTAGTATTAGCTTGCAGAATAACTTTACCTGTTTTAACTGGAGGCCAAATGTAAGCCTTGGCTGTAAATGTAAGGTTCCAAATAATAAGGCGAGTATTCATAAAATCACCTTCATAATCTACCTCAGGAGATACAGAGTTTAATATGATTGGCATATCATATTTCTGTTCCATCTCAGTAATGAAATCAACTGTAACTGTAAAATCTGGTGTAAAGAATGGCAATATCTGTTCTAAAATTTGTGTGCCATCTTCCGTATTTCTTACATAGATGGATAAACTAAAATCAAAATTATATGGTATAGGCGCATATTGAGTATTAAATTTAGTGTGTGTGTTGCTGGCAAAGTTTTGTAGAGTGCTTTGTTGCTTACGGCTAGTATCGTAACTCATGCCATTCAAATCAAAACTCATACGAGGCACAGTTGTTGCGATTGATTTGGTAAGATTTGGATCAGCAATAATACGAGTTAAATATTTCTCTTTAGCACCATATGATAATGGCACCTTGGTTGTTTCAAATGTAGTTGAACCATCTTTGCTATAACGAGTTAGCTGGATATCATCAAAAATTGTGCCAAACGCAACAACTATTTTGCGAATGGTTCGGTTATAAAAATGTTCATTTCCCAGCATTACGAAGGCTCCCCAAACGGGTTATGTTCTGTAAAGTCTAGTATAGCAGCGCCTTCAGTTTCAATTCTGTAATTATCAATCACATCTTCAAATGCATTGTTCATATTAAAGGTGTCAGATGTTGTATTGACTATCCAGTTAGCACCACTTGTATTGCCTTTTAATGCAGTATTATTTACAAATGATCCTACCACACGAATTACATTAACCTGTGAACCAGCAACATAATTGTGAACTGTGGCTTTGGCTGTTGCAGTAGCTAATGATGCACCTTGGTATACAACTTCATTAACCGCAAATGCACCACTACCGCCGGCCGTTAATGTTAATTGTGTTCTTGCATAGGAATCAAAAATCTGTCCATCAATTTCTGCATTACCTGTATTGACTGTTTCATTAGAGAATACCCATTGTTTCATTTTTAATGCGTAAACATAAACATTACCACCACGACCACGGCCTAATGTATAAAACATGGCCTGATTGTTTTCATGCTCAACGAAG